CTGTATTTTATATATATAATTTAATTTCAAATATTTATAAACAAATGGATTATGAGTGGGTAAAATATATAGAAATTGTTTTGGAAGGAATTAATATAAGTGATTTACAATAGCAATGAATTAGCCAACCATCAATAACGGTGGTTGGTTTTTTATTTGAAAAAAAGTCTACAAGGCAGATATAAAGGAGGATTGAGCATGGAGAGATTAACACATAAGCGAAGTAACGGGATTAAATCAGGATACTGGTCGCCGGCAAAGAAGGAGGAACTGGTTCAGCGTTTGGCAGCTTACGAGGATACCGGCGTTACTCCTGAAAAATTGAAAATCATCGAAGAAGAATACTCGAAGATGGCACATGAGTTGGCAATGCTCCGGAAGCAGGGAGCACCTGTAAAGCCAACGAAAGGACAATCACTGTGCCCTGAATGTGGTCGCCATATATTGAGATGCTATAGCTTTTGTCCGGACTGTGGAAGTGAAATAGATTGGAGTGAGGAAATTGAGCAATGATTTGATTAGCAGGAGTGAACTGCTGAATAGATTGAGAGGTAATGTACTTGTGGAGGTTACGCCAGAATTGGAAAAAGAAATTCAAGAATTTCCAACAGCCTATGATGTGGACAAAGTTGCGGAGCAGGTGGAGCATAGCAGCTGGCGGCAGAAGGTGATGAACCGGTTTATGCGGAGGATGTGATGTAGATGGTATCAGAAAACATAAAAGCTTTTCTTGATTTTGTGGATGAGAGCAGAAAAGTTTATACATTTGCCTTAGATAACATGCACCGGGAAGAGAAAAAGCTTCAGGATTTCTTACACGCCATAGAATTTGAATCTTCGTCAAAAGAGCGCAGCAAGATTTGCACCAGGCTTCACAGGAGCAGGAGAGACAGAAGGCATTACAAAGATATGGTCGAAGAGCATGAAGAGATTGTCAAGTTTTTTCAGGAGCCGCAGCATAAGAAGACGCTGGACCAGATGACAAATCTTCTCGGCAGAGTGCGAAAGGTGGAGAAGTATCATCGTGAACGGCAGTATTTTCCACGGGTGAAGGAGTGATGTTGAAAATTGAAATGTCCGAAATGCAATGGTGAAACAAGAATTATTAACTCACGGCTCAAAGAGTGGAATGAAGTTTACCGGCGCCGGAAATGTCTTGGGTGCGGGTTTCGGTTTTCTACCATGGAACGGATTATCGGTAACTGGAGGTGAATAGGATGGACAAAAGCGTCTTGGTCCAGTACAGCGCTATGAAGGAAGAGATTAAAGATATACGGAGAAGGATTGAGAAGGACAGGAGGGAACTGGAACGGCTGAATAAGTTGATTGTAGTGGATTCTGTGACTTGTGGGAAGAAAGGCAAGAAGCCGCTTCGGACAGTAAAAGTTCACGGCCGGCCGGAAACAGCGATATCCCGAAAGGAAGCTGCGTTGTCAATGCACCTTTTGCAGCTTGAGCAGAGAGAGACGGAACTTGTGGAGCTTACGGTTCAGGCGGAAGAGTACATAAACAGCATTGAGAAGAGTGAGTTGCGGATAATGTTTCGGCTGTATTATTTAGATGGGCTGACGTGGAATCAGGTTGCCCATAGAATGAACCAGGCATTTCCTAAGAGGAAGTATACTGAAGATGGCTGCCGGATGCGTAATAATAGATTTTTTGAAAAAAATTTATAAATGTTCGGTCATGTTCGCTAAAAATATGATTTAATTAAAATGGAATCGGTTTTGGATGAACTTTTTCATAAGCACCTTTGCAAAATATTTTGTCCGCCAGAGTGTCACAACCTGGCGGCCATTTTCTTCCAATGAAGAACTCCCATATACATTTTTTCAAAACGTCCTGTAGAAATATAGGGCGTTTTGTCGTATAATGAAAGAAAAGGATATATAGGGGATGAAGTTTGTGGGTGAAGTTAAGATTGAAAAAAGTTATTTGGAGATAAGTAGAGATAAGGTTAAAAGAAATTATTTAAATCCGTTGATTTCTGATGCAATGGAGTCATATGTACATACTGAAGAGGCAAGATATAGACCCGATGGCCCATTTCAAAGAGATTATGCAAGAATTATGTATTCATCGTCTTTTAGACGCTTACAAGGCAAAATGCAGCTTCTGGGTATAAAAAATGACCAGTTTTTTCGTAATAGATTGACACACAGCTTGGAAGTCGCACAAATTGCGCGTTCAATAGCAGGAACAATTCAGTATGATTCGGGGGAGAGCTATATTGTGGAGGCAGGGGCCTTGGCGCATGATTTGGGGAATCCTCCATTTGGCCATGCTGGAGAACGATTTTTAAATGAGGAATTTGTGAATATTGGTGGATTTGAAGGAAATGCTCAAACATTAAGAATATTGACTAATATAGAGAAAAAAAGACCTGAATTTAGAGGACTGAATTTGACATATAGAACTATGTTGAGTGTTGTGAAATATTTTAATAAGTTTAATAAGCAGGCATATGAAAATGGTTCGAATAAAAAGCAAAAGTTTATTTATGATGATGATTATGAAATGCTTAGTAAATTTACGGAAGAAAATGGGGTAAAACTCCGAACATTAGACGTTCAAATAGTTGATATTTCGGATGAAATTGCGTATGCGGCACATGATTTAGAGGATGGACTGAGAGTTAAGGCATATACAATTGATGAAATACTGCATGATTATAAAAGAGAGTATGGAGAAAGCGATTGCTATAAAGCTTTAGAGGAAACAGTGAATGAAGTTCGTATTAAAGCTGGATATGGTAAAAATAATATAGAATCAACACAGTATTCTAAATTATTTAGGCAAGAACTTTCATCTCGATTGATTAATTTAGCTTTAAATGATATAGCTCTGGTACCAGTTACAGATGAGATGATATTGAAGACTCAAACAAATCAAAAAGAAGAATTAGGATTCTTGTGCTATTCAGAATTGATTCATGGATTGAAAGATATTGTTTTTAAATGCATAAATCATAATGATGAGGTTTATCATTATGAGCAGGAAGGGAAAAAGGTTATTAAATTCTTGAAAGAGTTCTATAGTCATGATATAATGTATCTTCCACCGGAATATAGAGCTAACGAATTAATGTTGCAGTATGAAGATTTAAAAAATAAAGACGAAAATAGTTTGCAACAAAGATTGATTTGTGATTATATCGCTGGAATGATGGATTCATATGCAATCGCAACATATGAAAAATATTCAGGAAGAAAGTTTAACCAATAGGAGTTTTAGATGAATAAATTAATGGGATTCTATGAGTTAGCAGAAATGGATGTACCTTCAGTCCCATGGAAAGAGTATACGGGACAGGAATTATTTGACCCTGGTTCTTTGTGGACTATAAGAAGTGCTGTTTTTCGAGGTAATGATTTTAATTTGCCAAGATTAGTTGGTGTCACAGCTGAAGAGGCAAAAGTTTTTGCAGATGCACTTTATTTTAAAATGAAAAATAGAGGCATGGTGATTTATTATCCATACTTTTTGGCAAATAAAAGTGGAACATTAAATGTTTTTAATGATAGAATCATTATAGAGGCTGTAAAAGAAGATTTGTGGAATTTAGTCACTAATTCTGATAGAGAGGTAACAATTGATATTAGACAGGGAGAAACAAATTTTAATGGTAATAGGAATTTTTTGTCGGAAAAAGAGTTACAGTGTGTAGTTTCGAATGTTTCAGCTGTGAAGAAGGCCTTCCGTAATGAAATGCTTGAAGGTAAGAGTGTTTTGCTTGAATGGAGTTTAGCTCAAAAAAGTGATTTGTTTAAATGTCCAATAGGTGAAGAATTTCTTGTTTTTTATGAAGCAAGAACTATAGATTAACCGACATGATTAGAGAGGCACTTCGGTGTCTCTTTTCTTCTGCCCAAAACGACGAATGAGAGGTGGATAAAATGACGATTGTCGTTTATGATACAGAAACATTGGAGGCAATTGCTGTTGTACCCATTAACATAGAAAGTCAAGATGAGGTTATATTAACGGAGTTGGATGGTATCATAAAAGATGGTTATGATTATATGATTTACAATGGGGCTGAGCCACTTTTTAAGGATACCGGCGATGATAGAGTGATACTTGATGATAAGAAAATTTTATTGAATCCCGGTTATTTGTAAATGGAATGAGAGGTGAGTCTGATGGCAAAAGGAAAATATGAATACTGGTTAACGCCGGAGGGCTTGCTGAAACTTGAAGGATGGGCCAGAGATGGTTTGACGGATGATCAGATAGCGCAGAATGTTGGTGCTGCCACGTCGACTTTGTATGAATGGAAGAAGCGGTATTCGGAGATTTCGGAGGCCCTAAAAAAGGGAAAGGAAGTTGTTGACCGTCAGGTTGAAAATGCGCTGCTTAAAAGGGCCTTGGGCTATTCGTACAACGAAGATAAATACATCAGCGTTCCTATGGATCAGGCCGAGTATTCCGAGAGCCTTGAGCGGTACATGAATACTTATAAATTCGAGCATCCGGAAGCAACAGATTCGGAATTGATGATTGTTAAAGAGCGGTTCCCGAAGGGGAAAATGATTCTGGCTGAACGAAAGGTGAAGGAAGTCGTTCCGGATACCGCCGCGCAGATCTTCTGGCTGAAGAACCGGATGGCAGAAAAATGGCGGGATAAACAGAATATTGAAGTGTCACAGTCAATCGACGATTCCATCAAGGAAATGGAGGCATATTTTGAACAGCGAAAAGAAAGCGGTTCTGGACCTCCTGTGGAATGAGCCGTATAAGATTGGACATTGGGTAGGATTTAAGGACCTGACCACTTTGCATAATGAGTGGTTAAGGTCTTTTTTATACGCCGAAGATGACCAGACACTTCTGGCTCACCGGGGCTCTTATAAAACGACGGACTTATCTTTGTTTCTGTCTTTGCATACTATTCTCAAGCCGAACGAGAATGTCATGTTTTTTCGGAAGACAGATGATGATGTCACGGAAGTTATCACCCAGGCCCGGAAGATATTGAAGTCGGGGGCCGTGGGCAAAATTGCATATATCCTGTATGGAACTGATTTAAAGCTGATCCGGGACAATAATTCGGAGATTAACACAAATCTCTGTACATCCACAAAGGGCGTATCCCAGGTCGTCGGCTTAGGTATTAAGACCAGCATCACTGGCAAGCATGCAGACATCGTTGTCACAGATGATATTGTCAATATAAATGACCGTGTCAGCAGAGCGGAGCGGGAGCGGACGAAAATTCAGTATATGGAGCTTCAGAACATTAAGAATCGTTCTGGGCGTTTTATTAATACGGGGACACCGTGGCACAAAGAGGATGCTATTTCCATCATGCCGAATGTAAAGCGCTATGATTGTTATTCTACCGGGCTCATCACCAGAAATAAGCTGGAAGAATTACGGCACTCTATGAGTGATTCACTCTTCGCTGCCAATTATGAACTGAAGCACATCGCGGATAAAGATGCCATGTTTAAAGAGCCGAGGTTTACAGCGGCTGAGAGACTTATCTATGATGGGGTATGTCATATTGATGCTTCCTACGGCGGTGCGGATGGAACTGCCTTTACAATCATTAAGAAGCAGCCGGATGGGTCTTACATTGGATTTGGCAAGCGCTGGAACCGCCACGTGGACGAATGTCTTTCAGAAATTGAGATGTACCGGAAATATTACCGGGCCGGAACTGTATACTGCGAGGATAATGCAGATAAGGGTTATCTGAGAAAAGAGTTATTCGGGCTCGGCATGCCGGCCAGCGGTTATCATGAGAGCATGAATAAATTTGTGAAGATAAGCACCTATCTGAAAAGGGCATGGAGCCAGATAGTATGGCTTGAAGATACGGACCCGGAATATATCAACGAGATATTGGATTATTCGGAGTTTGCTGAACATGATGACAGTCCGGATTCAGCGGCAAGTTTGTTAAGGCAGATGGGTGAAAACACCTGGATGTATTAAGGAGGCCATGATATTGGATGTAGGTGAAATCAAGAAAATTATTGATGAAGATGTACACAGTGCCAAGAAGCAGAGCGCCGCCGAAGGTCAAAGGTACTATGAAGGCAGGCACGATATTTTAAAATATAAGATTTATTACGTTGATTCTGACGGAAAAATGCAGGAGGACAAGCTGAGAAGCAACATAAAGATATCTCATCCGTTTTTTACGGAGCTTGTGGACCAGCAGGTGCAATATATGATGTCCGGGACCGAGAATATTTTCCGGTCCGATGATGAAGGCTTGCAGGCTCAGTTGGATGAATATTTTAATGATGATTTTTACAATGAGGTTTATGAGTTGTTAACAGGTACTGTGAGCAAGGGTTTTGATTATATGTATGCTTATAAGGATGAGGATGGAAAAACCTGTTTTCAGTATGCAGATTCTTTGGGAGTTGTTGAAGTCCGTGAAAGAGATATTGACGAAAAGTGTAAATATATCATTTATCATTATGCCGACCGGATTGAGAAAAATAAAGAGACGATACGGAGAATACAGGTATGGGATGATAATCAGGTCACTTTTTATGTGCAGAAAAATAATGGCGCTGTAGAGCTGGATAAGGATGCGGGGATTAACCCAAGGCCGCATATAATCATTCACGGCAATGGGAATCAGAAAGGCCAGCTGTATGGTAAAAGCCTGGGCTATATACCGTTTTTTCGATTGGATAACGGGAGGAAAGGATTTAGCGGTTTAAAACCTATAAAGGCACTAATTGATGATTATGACTTAATGGCCTGCAGCTTATCAAATAATCTTCAAGACTTCACGGATGCTATATATGTCGTTTCTGGATTCCAGGGGCAGAATTTGGATGAATTTATGCAGAATGTCAAGGCTAAAAAGCATGTTGGAGTTTCGGAAAATGGTTCTCTGGATATTAAGACGGTAGATATCCCCTATCAGGCCCGGCAAACAAAACTGGAGTTGGATGAGAAGAATATATACCGTTTTGGCATGGGATTCAACAGTGCGCAGATCGGAGATGGGAATATCACCAATATTGTTATTAAATCTCGATATGCTCTTTTGGATTTAAAGTGCAATAAGCTGGAGATTCGGTTGAAACAGTTTTTCAGAAGGCTGCTAAAAATTGTGCTGGATGAAATTAATCAGGAAAATGGCACAGATTATCGAATGAAAGATGTGTATTTTAAGTTT